TTCGTAAGCCGTATTGAAGATCAAGTCTTCAACATCGTGTACACGCTTACGCATGCCCTTCATGTCCTCTACAGTATAGACGTTATTTTCACTCTTTGACATAAGGACCCCGCGAGTCCAGTCAGGATTAGGGTATTGCTCAGAGGGTAAAGAGAAAGCCAAGTCCCAGGCTCTTACTCTCTTTGCAGCATTAAAGTTTCTAAAAGGGACTATCCCGCACCATTCTCTTTTGAAGAACCCTGAAGCCTCCTGTCTAGCAAACCATGACCCATCTAATAGCCGCTCTTTTTCTACTCTCGTTTGGTTCATCAAACGACTGATATAGTCTGGTTGGGCTTTTAATAGAGGAGGATTATCTCTGCAGTTCGCTCCGATAAAAGTAAATGAGCTGATACCAGATTCAGCACCCTCCCCGTGGACAAATTCAGCTTCTTCAAGCGTGTCATACCATAACATGGAGTTACCCTGTCTAAAGAAGAACCTTTTATGACCTGCTCGTTCTTCTAATGGAATACCTCTAGAGTCTAAATAGTAGTCCTGAATCCAATGACGGAGGAAACTATTATAATCCGGGTTTGTCATTAAGAACATCTGAGGGGTATAATTTACATAAGCATTTCTCATACGAGAGAGCAGGTAAACTACCATTTCTTCTTCAAAGTCAGTTGCTTCGTCAAAGATAACTAAAGAATACTGACCACCTTTGTGATTGTACATGTCACTTGCGTGTTGCATGTGCGAGAACTTCAGTAATGCCCCGTTTGGGAAAACAAGTTCAAGGGCCTGGGCTCTAATTTTCAGATTTGGAAAAATCGTTGTATAAAGGTTGACAGCTTCATGCCAAATAGACCCAGGAGATGTGATCATCTTGCTGTTTCTACGGAAAATTACCCCAGTAGCACGAGGGTGCTGCATAAACTTTAGAGCGATCAAGAGGGAAGTGTATGTCTTTCCAGACCCTGCTGCCCCGCCTGCTAGAGTAATAGTCGCATCGCTGTTAAGGAACATCTCTTGTTTTTTACTGGCTGGTCCAATAACAGTCTGTTTTATACTCATACTGATCCTCAATTGTTACCGTCTACAACTCTCAGGCTAAAGACAGTTGATTGTTTCTGTTCTTGAATTTCTTCACCCGACTCATCAGCATCTTCCCCATCATAGACATTATCTACAAGTTCTTTATAGTTGTCCAGAATGATTACTGCAGCTTTTAGCTTACCAGCTTCAGTTGATGTAGGGGCTTTCATGACCCTTGAAGCTGTTAAAATGGCTTCAGAGACATGTGGGCGGAATTTTCTAAGTAAGTTTAAAAGATCTTTTTCTCTGATTTCTCTACGAGAAAGCTTCTTCTTTTCTTTTGGTTCTGCGACCTTTTTGATATTTGGGTCGCCTTTAACAAATGGCATATTTTCCTCCTAGAAACACCAAAAGAGCCCTAGAGGCTCTGTAAACTAAATGTTTAGGGGTGTTATAACAGACTTGAACTGTCATCTCTCAGGGTCACATCCTGATGCTTTGCCATTAAGCTAATAACACACCTAAACATTCGAGAATGAGTAGGGATCTAAGTAATCACCTTGTTATAGTGACGCCTCCCGGCAGTATATAACGGTTCCTAAGGTAGTAGGATTGGTTGAGAAGGTACGCTTTCTTCTCAATTTGGTGGGTGTTTAAGGTAACGCTCCATGAATCCGACTTCCTATCTTAATTGTGGATAACAGTTTTACAGACTGCCGACAGGGGAAACACCCATATACTGGCGGGGCTGGAAGGAATCGGACCATCACCGTTTCCAGTGGCACCGCTTTCAAGGCGGTTTTGCAGCCTCTGCGCCACACTCCTTAACATTGGTGGATAAGGCAGGACTTGAACCTACACATTGTTTCCAATGACAGTTAAACCTTATATTCATCTATGACCTCTTTTGTAAGGGTCATAGTTCCTTTAGCAGTAAGACAATCCGCAGGAATTACTAGATTATATACATCTGTTGCAATGAACAAGATATCTGTAGTATCAGCATTGACTCTTTTGTAAACTTCTCTTGTAGACCCTGACACACTTCTTAATTCTACTTTATAATTCCCGGAGGGTGCTATTTGAGAAGTGTATTTTACTTGAACTTTATGCAACCTTAACGAATCATCTACCACTAAATCATAACTTTGACTGTCTGTTAGTGGGATCATCACATTCCACCCAAGTGCTGTGTAATAAGCTATTGCTTTTCCTAAGCCTAAATTTCCTTTTTGTTTACTGTTCACATTAAGCCTTATTATTTTGGAGGAAGACTGGGTATTCGAAACTCAACCGTTGTCGGTCCCATTGATTAGCAATCAAGTCTGGCACCTAGCCAGCTAGTCTCCCGAAACCTCTGCATTCGGCCACTCTGCCAATGATCCTTCGTTACTTAAGGGCTATCCAACTGTACAAACGGTGACGTTCTGCGGCGCTTAATACCCCCAGGCAGGATATATAGTGTTGCCCGTCTTTTCCTAGACACCAAGGATTCTCTTCCTGTAGTAAAGTTGTGAGAAGAACACCGTTTTTAGTCCTCACCCCAGAAAACTTTGAATTAAAAACCCCATAGTTTAGAAAAGGACCTAACTCTGTTTTTATGGTCTCAGGGGGAGACTCGCAAGGACCTACAAATACAAAATTACTTGAACATGCATTATAGAATTTTTTTAAGTTCGTCATCTGACATTGAAACTCTATCCATGTAAACCGATGGAAACAAAATACCATCAACTTTCTCATCCCTTGTTGCAATTTTTAATATACCGTTAGTCTTATTGCAAACTAATGTATTGGTTTTTCGATCTACTGTAAATTCTAATTTAATGTCTTCAGACAAACTAGAGAATAAGTGTCTAATATGGACTATTCCATTTAATAGCAGTAAAGTATTAAGACCTTTACGAGATTCGTTTAATACTTTTGTAAAAAGGTATTGGCTGGCTCCTGCTGCTGGTTCGGCAGATATAATTGTAAACTGGATGGAGCTGTTATACTCTAGCATATACTCCTTTCTATTCTGGTTGCGGGTTGGATTTGGAGATGAGGCCGCGATAGTGGGATCGTGAGTCTCATGCTTTAGACCAGGCTAAACTAACCCGTATTAAATTGTAAGGACTAATAATGACAAATTTTCACTCGCTTTGTGCTGACCTTTACGCTAGCACTACCCGCGAGCACCTTTATCGCAGACTTGGGTAGTTTACAACTACTGGGATGAACACGGCATAATTATCAGTACTTATTTGGTGGACCAGTAGGGACTCGAACCGAGAAGCATTTCGTTCTAAGCGAAATAGGTAGACCAATTCCCTTCAATCACCCTTTAAATTCTATGTCTAGCCCACTGGATTCGAACCAGTGATGTTCCGCCTCCAAAGCGGATGACTTAACCAGACTAGCCTAAAACTAGACATAGAACTCATGATGGCGCTTCCCCAAGGGTTCGAACCCTGACCGCATGGGTTTGGAGCCCAGCATCCTGCCGTTGGAACAGAGAAACTTTTTTTTTTTCTGGATACTCTTACTGGATTTTAACCAGCCTAGGCATGTTTGCAATATGCCACCTAGTCACTCGGTCAAAGAGTAGTTAATTGCCCGTTAGGGCTGTTATGTGGAGCGGCCAGAGGGAATCGAACCCTGCTCTGCACGGTTTGGAAGACCGGCGACATACCTCATGCTTGGCAGCAATATTTCTTTTGGCTCCAGTGGCTGGCTTCGAACCCGCAGTGCAATTAAGCGGCACATTAACAGTGTGCTGGATTTACCAATTCTCCTACACTGGAACATATTTCTGGTAGAGACAGATGGATTCGAACCATCGGTGTAGATTTCTCTAGCCGCCTTATCAAGACGGTGCTCTCGGCCTCTGAGCGATATCTCTATTATTCTTTACTCTTGTTTTGACGCTTAAGCTTTAGCTTAGATGCTACTTGCTTTAGGCGTTCTGCAGAAGCTTTCTTTTGGTTAGAAATATACTGCTGCATCTGTTCTTTATTTGATTCAATATCACAATTATACATAACTTTCCTTTCATGTCAAGTGATTTCTGGTGCCCCCTGAAGGAATCGAACCCTCATAACTGGACTACAAAACCAGTGTAATAAACCGTTATACGAAAAGGGCATTTGATTAGTATACCACAGGTTATCACTTGTCAAGTGCCTTCTACAAAAATTTCCAGGAGACCTGCGTGCACTTCTGAGTGACAATTCTTACATAGAAGAATGCATTTATCAAGCTCTTCTTTGATACTTTCAAGAGTAGTTTTAGTTGCCTCTGAGATCGAGAATTCTTTTTCTTCTGGATCTAGGTGATGGAAATCTAAAGCCTGTAAACAATTCCAATAGCCGCAACTATAACAACTTCCACCTTTATAGTCAACAGCCTGTTGTTTTAAAACAACTCTTCTTTTTCTTCTATTATCAACCTTGCATTGGGCACATCTATAGCGCTTATTCTTTCCCTGCCCTATTTCTTTAAAGAAAGAAAGCCCATGCTTATTGCATCCCTTCTTCATTGTCAAGAAACACTGGGCGTGTTTTTCCTGATGGGTTTGTGATCTCTAAAATGTCTGCTTCGTAAACTGAATCAAATTCTTGAGAGTCGCCCTCAAAAGTGTCTAAGCAGTCATCGCATTCATTTGTATTGTTATAAGGCGACTGTTTAAAGTAGGCGCCACAGGCTTTGCAGGTTGCCATAGTCTTCCTGTGTAATAATTAAGGCTTAAATCTTTAAGATTTAAGAATGGATATCATTAAATAGTGCTGGTTACGGGTCCAGCGTCTACCAAAAATACCTAAATTTATACAAATATTAGATATGAGTGTAGTCGGTTTAGATCAAGCAATTGAAGGCTACTTTTAGTGCAATCAGGGGCTGTTGAAAGGATAAGACAGTATAGACTGCACCTTTTTACCTTGTTTGCTTGATATTCAGTGAAAAGGTGTCTTTTTGTATATAAAAGCAATTATATCACCTAAATATATGAGAATCAAGAGTCAAATATGCAATATTTAGTTAAAATCTTACTATATTTTAGTTTAAGTCTTAGTGCAAATCTTTGAGCAACTACTGCATCTTGGAGGACTTTTGATTTCTTAACTGCATTATCTGTCCAAGAAACAATATAAGCATAAGAGTCTTTTGGGTGTATTTGAATTTTTATTCCACCTTCGAGATTTGCAAGAGCCTCTTTGACTCTCCGGTAGGATTCCGAGTCAAGTAAACGCATATTTGAGACCTTTGTGTCAGTCTCGTCTAGGTTTAAATGCAGGATCTTGCTTCCTTTTGGGAGAGACTCTTTCATGAGAAGTTCCATACAGAATTTATTATACTTTAACTTCTTCCTCCCCTCTGGGATTTGCACAACTACATACCCATCCCAGGAAGGTTCTAGCTTCTTACCTGTGCTTTTGAAGTAGACAGCCCCCGCTAAATGATCAAATCTGAATTTTTCAAGTAGACTAGCTGTATACATCTATTACCCTTTTGTTAAACGCTTAGACTTCTTCTTTGAGACTTGTTCAATAATCTCTTGAGGGGTGGGGGAGTCTTCTAGAATCTCTTCGGGGTTGGTATCACCAGCATCTTCAGTCTCTAACTCTGTCAGATAATCTTCCCTGGTTTTTAGTCTAGAAACAATCTCCTCGGACTCCATGTAGAATTCTTTACCTTTTAGGAGATCAAGGATTTCCTGTTCCGTTAAATACCCTGAGTAAGTTTCCCTGACGAGTTTTTCAGACACAGAGGACATGTGCATGACGTGATCAACAATATCTGAACTCTTACCAGAAGATCCATAACGAACATTGTGACAAAGGGATGTCGCGTAGGGACCAACTTCGACGTAGTCACAATGTAAGGCCAGGATACTGGCGGCAGAGTGACATTCCCCAGTCAAAACAGCAATTGTTGTTGCTTCAGTCTTTGCAATAGCATCTAGGAGAGAAACAAGACCTACAAGTAGCCCACCAGGGGAGTTAATGAAGAACTTTACAGTGTCATGTTTTGAACATCCAGATAGGACATTGACCGTATTTGTATAGTACTCTGGCATCTGAATTGGTTCATTAATATGAACTGTATATTCATTTACAGAAATCCCTCTTACAAAATACCCCAGATACTGATTCTTTGGGTGGTCATCGTCTTCGCTAAGATCTGAATCTACTTTATTCTTTAAGTTCATTGTAGCCCTTTCTTTTCTTGGAGCTCTTTATCAAAGGCAATTACAAATGATTTTGTAATAGGTGATCTTAGAATATCATCATATCCAAAATATGTAATACCTACGTCAGGGATATTGTATTTCTCAACAATACCTAGGAGGTATGATAGACCTTCTACAGAATTCTTAATATCTGTCTGAATACCTGAGTCATCCCCAATTAGGTACATTTGAGATCCTTGGCCAATTCTGGTAACAAGGGCTTGAATTTCTTCTGGGTACAGGTTCTGAGATTCATCTACAACAACTACAGTGTCATCCCAACTTCTACCTCGGATTGTCTCAAGAGAACAGATCTCGATGGATTTGTCTTTCATGTGGATTTCTACGAAGGACTTTCCCAGGAAATCTTCCAGGTAGTCAATCATTTGTCTGTAATAGGGTAGGAGTTTTTCCTCTAGTTCTCCAGGTAAGAACCCAATAGACCTTCCTGCAAGAGGTTGATAAGCCCTGATAAGAACGATTTTCTTTATCTTTCCTGTGTAGAGTTTCTGAGCAGCTTTATGGATTGAAAGTACTGTTTTACCAGTACCAGCACAGCCAGCAGCAATAGCAATACTATCGTACTCTAGGGATTCCACGAAGTATTTTTGATTCTCTGTCTTAGGTGGAAAACTTGGGAATTGTTGAGCTTTTGGATTTCTTGTCCGATCAATAGCTTTTAGCTCCCTAGGGGTATTTGATCGTCTTTGGGTTCTCTTCATAGGACTCCTTAAAGTAGTTTAAAACTTTCTTTACTATTTTACTCTTTTACCTTTGTCTTGCGGGTAGGGGTCTCTGTTGAGACTGAGGGCTTCTCTTCCTTAACAAGGACTACATGGTAATAGCTCCCAAAATTCTGCGGGTAGGTTTCATTACGCTCAAAGTCAAAACGATACCCAGCATTGAATTGTTCCTCTACGCCCCGCAGGAAATCTGCTAGACCTTGTCCTGTAATCTGCATGTGGTTATCGTTTAGTTGAATGTACTCCATGGCACCTCCTTGGTTGTTAAGATGCTTAATTATAGCGTATTTATGACAGAAGTCAACTGGAATTGTCAACTGTAATTGACAATTGGAATATTAGTTGCTTAGGCAATGATTAAGCTTAGTGTTCTGCTTTGATGCTTGTTTTGAGGATGTCATGTGTTTTCTACGGTGTACAGGTTCATAACTTGAACACAATGCTCAAGAAGGGGCCTAGAAGCCTCTTGGTTGAGTTTTTAGAGGGTAGGTAAGGGGTGTGCCTGGGTAAGGGTATAAAATCTCTTAGAAGGGCTATAAATTGATCCGACCTGTCCTGTACCAAATTGATTGCCTAGGCAACGATCCCCAACTGGCTGTTTGCCCTATGGGCTTAACCAAAAAGGAGCTACGTCCCCTGTTCGGGGAGCTTCGCTTTGAATACATTGTAATACTTGGAGATAGTAATAATAGTCTTGTGAAACAAGACAGAGTAATCCTAATAATAAAATTATATTAATAATATCTTTAGGAGTAATCTATAGTATATTATTTAATTTATATAAATATACTATAGGTATTTATAATATATTTATATTTATATTTACTATAGATATCTTACATGTAAGATTTATACTTATAGTATTACTTATCTTAGTATTTATTACTATCTTATATATTTATATTATTACTATGTAAGGATAACATACTTGGAGATAATTATATCTTGATGTATGTATACTTGGAGATATTAAGGGTAGCAGATGAAGTCCTAGAAGTCAAGAGTGTTCTTACAAAAAAAAATTATAGAAGGGAGTCTTTTGTGACAAGAGAGGTCTTGCATGTGAAAAATATATCCTTATATGTGCATTTTGCACAATTGAGTAGCTTTCCTTTGTAACAAGACTTCTTGTAGAATTACAAAACATGAGATAGTGAATATGTCAAATATGGCTATAATTGGATAGGGGTGCTTGATATAACCCCCTCCCCCATACTCCATATAATACAACGATTCTAAAATATCCATAATAACGATAATAGTATATAGGATAATAACTTACATAGTATAGAGGGTACCTTTATATACTTGCGAAGCAAGCTATTATTACCCGTAGCGAAGCGAAGGGTTGATTTTGTTACAAGTTGGAAGGTGTGGAAGGGCTGCAACATGCTTCGATAAATTATGTGAAAAACCTCCCCACATAATCCACCTCTTTGCACGTCGCACCCTCCCTTTAACTCACTTCTAGTGCCTCCAGCACATCACCACAAACACCCCCAATGGGATAAAGCACGCGCCTAGGATCGCCCCTAGGATGCATAGCCACGCTATGCATTGCTTATCGTGTCTGGTCATACCTTCCCCTTTGTTGCGCCATGGGCCACCACAGCAATGGATTTAGCCTGTACGTCAGCCCCTACACAGAGCTTGCATGACAGGCACGTCCCTCTGGCGCCTGCCTCCTTACTGGCTGGGCACAGGATCTCACTGGGCATGAGGGATGCCTGCCCCTGGTCATGCCACACCTTGACAGGGATGACACGAAACGTCCTAGCCCCTTCCCGTTGGTGCTGTTGTGCCTCTTCCCGTGTGTCTGCGCTGAACATCATACTGCCCGGCATGGGTTGTGCCCCTTGGTGCATGGCTTGGTGCGTGTAGGCTGTATGTCCCGCTGATACCCCTAGCATATGCTCCCACACCTCATAAGGTACTGCTCCAGGATCACCATAGGTCCCCATGCGCAGGAAACGCTCACGGGCTAGGGTCTGTCGCCCCTCCTTGGCGGTGCAGTCAGGGTAACCCCCGCGCTGGTACTTGTCCCACACTGCACTAGGACCTGTCATCTGGACGTAGCATGTGCGCCCTGGTGCCACCTTACCGGGGTGTCCTGGCCGGGCTATACCCCTGTGCTTGCAGCCCCCGCAGATAGCATAATCCGCCCCTGTGTAATTTGCCATACTCGGTGACATACCCGAGTCGCTCAGAATATAAGTCTGCAGCACTGCCCCTGTTTTTGTGTTAGCCCCTTTGGTGTTATATACCCCAATAACCACGATACTAGTCCCGTCCAATAATGACGGACCACGATAAATAATACCTGCTGTGGGTTGTTTCATATTATCTCGAATATGGGTTAATATGTGGGTCAGGAAACCCCGCATAATAAGGTGTAAAGGGGATGCAATGATTTATTGCAGTTTGTAGAGCGGTGATTACCTGCTCATGTGATCGAATATAGGGGTATGGTCGGACCATATTAAATCAAACCTCTTCAAACCTATGTGCATGCGCTTTTGTGGGTTTCCCGTGGTCACCAATAACGGTAACGTATGCGGGGAACGTGAAGTTCTCACAATGACAAGGTGGGTCATATTCGACCACAATATATTCTTTCCCCTTGGTTAGGTGATTCTCATAACCCCGGATAAAGGCCCCTTTGACAATTTGCCCTTTGGCGAATACCTTCTCAACCATATTAAATAAGCCCCTGTTCTGCGAAGCTGGACACAGTATGTCCGATGATAAAGTGATCCAGCACCCGAACGTCTACCAATTGTAAGGATGATTTAAGGGTCTGAGTCAGGATCTCATCAGCCCTGCTGGGGGTTGCATTGCCTGAGGGGTGATTGTGCACAAGGATGACGCTAGCTGCGTTGTGCATAAGGGCACTCTTGACAATCTCACGCGGGTAGACGCTGGTTTGGGTCAAGGTGCCGACAAACTCAATCCTAAATTCAATCATTCTATTCTGTGCATCCAGATATATCACCCCGAACTCTTCCCGATCTTTCCCGGCATATTCCATTCTCAGGTAATCCTTGAGGATCTGCGGGGAATCGAATACGCAATTATTATTGATTTTCGACGCGAGGATATTACCCGCATGGCGGATAACTTCCAATTCTGCAGGGGTGAATTTATCGGTGGAATACATATCATGCCTCTATATTATGGCGGGTTGGGAGATAATAAATAGAATGGACTATAGTTAATATAATCCATTCGATTATTACCCTTTACTTGGAGTGCATTTTCGCATATTCGCGCAACTGCCGGTTACTGCTGAATTGCTTAACCATGTCAACACCTGACACCCAGTTAACAATAACGTTCCCATGCTTGGTGATGCCCAGATATTGCCCCTTGGCTGCGGGAACGAATTCAGGGTAAGCCACCCATTGACCGGGGCGCATCCCTTGGAAGTCTTCAGGATATCGGGTGAATGTACCGATATCAACGCACGGGAGATAATCCCCCGATGTGCAGCGCTGTTTCTTTTGCAGTAGTGCGATGACCTCGTCCAGCCATTGCAGCCGCACAATTTTGCCTTGAGGTTGTGCCCCTTCGTCTTCTTTTTTGCCTGACCATGTCCCGTCAAGTGCCTTATCATCCAAAGCGAGGATCTCCCGGAGGGTTTCCCTGCCACAGCCGATAGACGGCACATTATCTGCGGCCCAGCACAGATAGTAATGACCAGTCTCGTCCCGGATGTACTCCCTCATGAGCCGGAACAGTGCCAAACCCTGCCGGGTGGTGTATCCGTTGTCCTTCAGCGCTTTTTTGATACTTTCGGTTGTCAGGTTCTTGATTTGCTTTTGCATAATGGCCTCTGGATGCCCTTAAACGGGCTCAGGTTGAACGAACGGGGTTAGGTAAGGGGCAGGCCTAGGCGCCCTGGTGGCGCTTGTTCTCACGGGCTTGTCTCCGGGCGCGTGACGGCTTGCCTTGTTTGCGGGTTTGGTGTTCTTGCATGGTTTGGGGGTCCTTTAGTCTTCGGAGGTGTCTTCGGTCTCGGAGTCTTCTTCGTCCTGGTCTTGTTCCTCTTCGTCTTCAGGAAACAACTCAATGTCGTTCATCTGGGCGAACTCTTTGCAGTCGTCATCGCTCAGGTATCCCATCAGGCCACGGGCTAGGGTGCAAGCATCCAATTCCCCCTCTTCCAGCATTTCAAACAAACGATCTCGGTGTTTTGCCATGGTATCCCCTTCAGGCGCTGTAAACGGTGCAGTCAGAGTTAAACCAGTCAGACAGGTAAAACATCAGGGAAACACGGCCAAAACTGACGGTTGTGTTGACATTCACATGGCACACGGCCCCATCGGATTGTTTCCGTGCGTCGGCCTTATCCTTCAGGGATTGGAGTTCACTGGCCTGAGCGCCTGTAAGGTTAAAAGATGCTTGCATTTAGGGATCTCCTATTAAATGCGGGTTGATAAAGCACAAACCAAAGCCCTCAGATATTAGGGGCTCAGGGTTTAGGTATTACTTACCGAAGGGCCACAGGCCCATCTGGGCGAAGTTCAGGCGGATGATGTCCTGATGTTCAATGACCACATCCTGCCGCTGGGTGAACTCATCAAAATCAATGGGGTGCTCTTCGTCATTGAATGCCGATTGAATATCAGCAAAAACCTTGTCGAAATGCTCGGTGGTTGCTTTTTCGATCAACTGGGGAAGGGTGAACACATCAGGCAAAACAATCTGATTGTGAATGAAAGCCTTGACAGCTTCATGTGCAAGGTACCCAGTCAGGCTCGCCAGCTTCAGGGTGTTTTGTGCCTGAATGCTGGTCAGTTCTTCGATGGTAATGGTCATAATTTGCCTTTTATTGGCTGTTGATAAATCGAAACCCTCGGTTATCTCAAGGGCTCGGGATTTATTAACAGTTCACAATCCACTTCGTGAGAATATCCCACGACCTGGAGTTATTGACGCGGTTTGCTTGCTGTTGACGCCAGTAGGTCACTGACCCATTGTTTGCCTGCGCTTTGTTGTTGCGCTGGGCGCTTAGAGTTGCACGTTTGATTGTGCTGTTAATGCTTGCTTCAAACAATGCCCGGTTTGCGTCGTGTTCGTTTTTCATTTCGATGCATCCTCAATCAGGCGGCCGGTGATATACGCCAGGAACATGCAGAACCCACCGACACCGGCACAACCCCACAAACCCAGACTTGCGGTGACGATTGTCAAACCAAAGGAAAACAGGAAGAGGGCGGCGGACAGAACAGCCCACCAGTTAATGCTACGCATTATATTTGCTCCGTTTAAGCCTTCACACAATATGAGGGCTTAATTGAGCCCCCATTTAAGGGGACCGTCTAGGACAGGCAAATTGTTAAAGAACGTTCTATGGGTGTCGGCCATCCCGGCTTCACTTGCAACTAGCGGGCGTTTCGTCCTGCTGTGCCTCTATTATGAACCTCTCGCACCTGACACCTATAGGGGAAACCCTAATAATTGCAACTATTTGTAATCCGTTGAAAACACCCCTTAACTCTAGACGCATGCGCGCACGAATAGCACAGAAAACAATCCCGAGTCAACCATATGGTTATTTTCTTGCAACTTGTGGATAACTTCGGTTTTCTCCTAGGCAAACGCATGTTGATAAGGTGTGAACAGTCCAAGGCTGCACGAACTATATTTTCCAAGGGCAGAGTACGTCTAACGGAAAAAACGCCTTAAACGTCGATTTTGGCCCCTTGCTGAGGGTGCATGGTTATACACAGGTTATGCACATCATAGGGATAAACCCTTGGTTAGCCTTAAACCCTGAAAATCGGTCATTAGCTGGCATGGTTTGTGCTTTGTGCAACTGTATGATTCTGTAAGTGTGCAATTTGCACACATCAGGGTCATCTACCACAAAACCAGAAACAACAAAAGCCCCTACAATCGTGTCAGGTATTAGCTAACATGTCATGATGGGCTTTGTCAATAGGGAGGGATTGTCCGACTAGTCTATGTGGTTATTAACTACACCCTTCGACCCCTAGCTGTCAACCTATTCCACTACACCCGGCAGAGGATTCTATTGACAAGTCGGCTAGGATCTGGTAGGGCTACGGGGTGGGTTCAGTGTTTAACGCTTAACGTTCTATCGGTGAACGTTAAACAGGGCACGTTCAGGGTTAAACGCGATAGTTTTTACCTATCTAAACGGTCGTTTTAATAGATTCTGTGAAATCCAGTATTTACAGCTCCTTATATCCTTTTCGGTAGAGCAAAAGGGGCCATGGGTTTTTGTCAAAATCCGGGGATACTTCTAAACACCATCTGAAAATCCAAATTAGTCCGGTAGTGGGATTTTGTTTTTCAAACAGGGTAGTAGGATTTTGAATTAAGTATTCTTCCTAACCCAGCGGAAGAACCACTCTCGTGCATTCTTTGATCCTGGGAAGCCCCCATCAGCCCTCAAGAAGTTGCCCTTCTCAGAAGATTCAATGTAAATACCAGGGTGCAAGAGTAAGCCAGAAAGACGCCCTGCAAATTCTTTACGGAGACTGGTGTAGCCGCATTGCCCACCAATATAGCCCGAATTTCCCTCATTACCGATAGGGAACATATCAAAGAAGCCATAAGAGTACCTAATACGGTGAAAGTTGAAAATTTCAGTATGTCTCCAGAGGTAGCACAAGCCTGAAATATGGTGCATCTTATGGCCGCTCGACACATAGGCCTTCAAGGCTTCTGCAATTTCTTTCTGTTGAGCTTCGGGCATGATTTTCATAGTATTTCCTTTGTGTTAAGCAAGCCAGCTTTTGGATGAGAGATAAGCTACAGCTATTCCACAACTACAAGACCCCAGGAGATGACCTCATGTACCCAGTAACTCTCGGTAGAGAGGAAGTTATCATCATGGATATCAAGCATTCTTTAACCTTTCAAGATTCAATAGAGTAGATTTTAGGTGATCCGTGCTTGCATGTCAAGAAGGTTTGTGTACTTTTTACAACAGGCTTACCCTGAAGGTCCACAAAAGTTTCTACCTCGTAAGGATTGTATCTGACCTGCGTCAGAACCTCTAGATCGTCTTTTGAGAGGCTTCCTTGCTCAAGGCATATGGTACCATAGACGTAGGCATGAACGTTCTTCTGGCGGCTTTCTAGCACCCTTGCTCGACCTTTGGATGATACCTTAAAGGTACAATCCTTCAAGAAGATTCCCCTTAGTGTAGGCAATAACAAGGTTTTTATAGTCACCTGTACAAGCCACAATACTGAAAACTTTCTTCCTAATATTGTAATAGACTTTGACTTTCATTGGATAAAGTTATTCTTGAAACTTTCAATCCGAGCATCAGTCAGAGTGACAAGGATACTGCAGTGCATCCACCAGAGAGGTGTTTTGTTAAGTTCGTAATCTTCTGTAGAGAGGACAGCTTCAGTCAAGGCATCCTGATATGCATGTGAGATGAGCCCATCAAAGATAATTTGAGAGACATCTCCAAACTGCACATAAGAGAGTTTGAACTCATTTACCATAGCTTCTGCCATCAATTCGATAAGACTTTCAGAATATTTGTTCATGTGTTCCTTTGAAATTTGAGAATTTGAGTCAAAAAGCTACAGGATTATTTAGGATTACTAATCAGCTGATGACATACTCACCAGACTTGATCAAGCCATAGAGCCATTGAATGGCACCAGAGGCACGTTCACGCCCATCACGAACATGCACACAGGGATAGGTTCCTTGGATAATCCCAATATCAGATGGTGACACATAGTCTTTTTGAAAGTCAATCATCGTCAGATAATAAGCACCGCCCATGATTTTCACCAAGAAGTAATAAGTCTTGAACTTGACAATGTCACCGGCCTTGACCTTCAAGAGATCTTCAGGATTATCGTTCAGATTGTAATCATGGAACTTCCAAGGAGCTTTAACTTCCTTCTTAACAAGGGTATAGCCAAAAGCATCAGCCTGTTCTGAGAGGGACTTGATGATAGCCTCTTGATCTTTTTGCTTTGCTTCATCCAGGACATCTTTCAAAGCAGACATAGTTATAGTATCAGATGGGAGGTAGCCATCTGGTCCACCCGGCACGGCGCCGGTGTTGAAGACCCACTGGTGTGAAAAATCCTTATCTCCATTAGAGTACACAAGGTCGAAATAACAACCTTTGCTTTGGAGATCCTTCAGAATTTCACGATCAACTTGACCAAAGCCGATAACATTTGCAGTCTTGATAAGTGATTCCATAGTCTTTCCTTTGTTGCTGTCGATGTATGGACTATAGCTGGGTGTTGCATCTGTGTCAAGGGGGCATGACGTTGTTTATTTACAACTCGTTAGGAATCTCAACTTCTTCACCGAGTTTTGCTGTTACATAGCACCGTGCTGCAGCAATGAGTGCTGTTGGGCCGGACGACATCACCTTTATATTACCCTCCTTTACTACAATTGATATGCCATCGACCCTCTGAATCATATCGACCCACTCAATAAGGGAGCTGCCTTGTTCCCAGTCGGTGCTAGGGCTGTAGCGACACTCGTTGAGAGGATCAAACAAAAAACCCTCATCATCCCGTTCCCACCAACCCAATCCGCATTGACCGGGAGGGTTTGACGCTTTTGATACCAGATAATCCAGGGCTGCGCCTGTGGCCTCGGAGGTCTTGACCTTCTTAACTTTCTTGTTTGTCATGTGCATAGCTCCTTTGTGGAATGCTTGTATCTTAGGTCTTCTGACAAGGTTTGTCAAGTCTTTAGAAGTTCAATTTAATCCCCATAGTTGAGAAGTAAAGTATGAGGGATTTTGAAGTCTTCTTGTCGAAGATAAACTACCTCAAGCTCTGGGATATAAAATCCTGCAATCTTGGCAGAGCGTAGATCTAAATAATATTCAGACATTATAGCCCAAGAGCAGCACGCTCTGTACTGGTAAGTTTTTCAAGAGCTTTCTCGCGGATATCTTGTAGTTTAACCTCCTCAACCTCGGTCAAAGACTCATAGATAACAATCCGAATATTTTCCTTGAAAACAGACAGATAGTGACAGTTGGTAGACGCCTTTTTAAACTCTTCGGCCAGCTCCTTAGTTGAGAAACGCGCAACAATGTGGCTATCTCGGTCATAGGATTCTTCAACTTTCCAGACTTGTTCAATAAATGTCTTCATAATAACCTTTCAGAGTTGGGTAATTTCCATCTTTATTGTAGAACAACCTTGAAGTTTCTTTTTCAAGGAAGGGCAGTATTTCTTTTTGTGGTTGAACTCTTCATATGCCTTATCTGAGGCAATTTCAGATGCAAACATAGTATTAACAGGGAGTTCAACTACACAATCATAAACTGTTTCGTTCGTGGATCTGTTGATGAAAAGAATCAAGAAAGAATTCATATTAACCTTTCACATGTTCATACACAATCGAAAACTGCCGAGAGAAATTACGGCTAGCTGCGTCTGCCTGTTCTGCTGTCAAACTCAGACGAGAACCTCCACCATTCTTGAAGATAGCGACTTGGTAAACCTCTTTCAAAAACCACCCTGTAGCCTTGCGCTCGATGACAACACCAGTTGCATTACGAGAGATACCTTTATAGCAGTTAGGGGCTTTGCCCCCGCTCTTTGAAGAGTAGACGGCCCCTTTGTACAAAGACTTTGGAAGACCGATGCTCTGCATCCGGGAAGTGACTTCATCAACAAGTTCAGAAATTTCCTCATAGGCAGTATAACAGTGTACTTCACTCCGGCCATTGACAGCTTTCAGAGCATCTTCAATAGACTTTGCGTTTTTCTGGGTGATCTTGAGAGGCTTCATGCTGTCCTCGCTATTGCGTTGTTCGATGCCTGTATTATGCCTCAAACGAAAAAAGGGTCAAGCCCTTTCGAACTTGACCCTCCCTGGTGTTGTTATTTTACTACGTCAGTCTGAGATCCGCACTTGACCCTTGAAGTCAAAGGGGATGACAACAGTGCGTACCTTACCTTCGCGGATGCCTTGAGCGATAGCTTGACGGCTTTGTGCATCCATTAGGGCGATGCTGGCGGTGCTGTTGTTGGCTAGCGCTGCCATGCGCTTTGCCTCAGCTTCTGCAATCTGGATCTCTGTGTTCTTTCGCTTCAGGTCAGCTTCTGCACGGACAGCAGCTACTGCAGCGGATAGGATCTCTTTGTTAGGAACTACAGACTTAATAGAGACTACAGAAATCTTAACTGCATGCCCTAGACCCTCTTTTTCCAGTTGATCAAAGATTGCCTTACCGATTTCAGTTTCCATTGCTTGACGATTATCCGCAATTGACAGTGCAGAGTAGTTTCGAATAGTTTTGTTTGACGCATTACTCATAAGAGTTTCCATATAATTACGCATCAAAATAACATCACCACCCTCAACACGATGGAAACTCTTTGACTTCTTCGTGTACAATTCAGACACTGCCGAAGGTTCAATAGAGTACACAACAGAGATATCAAAGTCCTCCAAAGGGGTATTATCAGAAGTCATGTACTTCTTATCTTGTAGAAGAACTTCAATATCTCGAATAGGGAACTCAAGAACATCACCAATCATGGTCTGGTGGAAACCGGTACCAGGGAGAAGTTCATTGCCCTCAACTTGCTTTGTGGCATCAATTCGGAGACCAACAGTGCCAGTTTCGATACGAGTACAAGCCGAAGCAGAGATTGCCAAAACGATGATAGCAATAAACTTATAGAGAGTCTTCATGATTTCCTTTACTTAACGATAGTATATTGAATTTTCTTAACGGTCCTGTTTAGTGCGGTACCACCCACTCGCCGAGCAAAGCGTCGAGTAGGGTAGGCTGCAATAAAAGCCCCCGTCTCCTTATCAAGGATACCCCAAGCAAAATTACCTTGAGGCTTTTCTTTCTTCTGAGGTTTTACAGCAGCTTCCACAAGTTCTAGACGGAAGTCAAAAACACCACCGAAAGGAGGGTCTTCCCCAAGAAGGACAATCTCATCATCTCCTCCCCGGACGGGGTAGATAGCTTCACTGTCGTGACCATTGATTGCAGCATACTCTCTATTCGCTGCATTATACCGAACCTTATCACCAACTTTAAACTTATACATACTAACCTTTCTTAAAAGAACATAACGATACCAAGGCACATTAGGAATGCAGCTAGGCTAGACAAGAATCCCTTCGCAATAGAAACAAGCATAGGCTTTCTCTGATTCTTTTCAACTGACTTTGCACCTTTATAAATTACATATAGACTGCAAAGGATCAGAAAATATGACAGGAAGATTTTAATCATTAATCACCTTTCGCTTTGAACTCTTCAATGAGAGATTTCACCCAGGTAACTCTACCCTTATAGGCATCCTCAACAAGAGTGTCTTTTGATACTGACAAGTCGTAGATTCCTGGGTGGGTTTTCTTTACCCACCCGCGATAAGTGAATTCTCCCTCAAGACGGTCCCGAATTAGATTTGTGAGTTCTTTTACTTTTTCAGGGTTTTCTTTATAGGCTTGTACTGCTAGACAAATAAATGCGAGACATGGGCGGGTATTCCCCAAACGCTCTAGAGCAAACTCTAGGATCTCTGAAGATTTCTTTAGACTCATTGATTATACTCCCTTGTTGAGCAACAAAAAAAAACTCCAGGCCAATCATGGCTGCAATCTCAGGGATATTGTCAGAGTTGGACTTCACGACCAGAACACGATCACCAATCTTAAAGTCTGTCATACTCACCCCTTAAGCAGTCAGTTCAGAAAAGGCCTGAACCTTAATATCTGCACCCTTGCCAAATTCACTGCTGTTGAATTGGCTACTACGATCACCACGACCTGTGCCATGAGTTTGCATCTCAGTCACAGCATTCAGGAGACCCCACTTAGTACCATGAGAAAACTCAGCGCCAGCGCCATTCTTATAGAAGTGCATCAAGGCGTCAAATTGACGAACAATACCAATCTTCGTAGTGTCTTCGTTCTTAGGGTTAACTAGTCGCATAAAGAAACTCTTTGCTTCCTCTTCAGCAACCTTCTCATCAACCAGCTTACGAGTATTCTGGATGAAGTTTTCCCAACCAGCATCAATCAGTCCCATATCGACCTTGAATTCTTGAGGGTCAAAAGCACTACGGTGAGTCTTGCGAACCTTTGCACCACCTTGAAGGGCAATACCAAGGGTGTTATTGCACACAACACGGGTACTGGTGAACTTCGCTTGAGTGCTCAGAGTGCCATCAGCGGAAGTAGTCAGCAACAGGAAACCTTCAACCTTATCACCTTGGACAACTTCAAAAGACTTACCCATTTCAGCAGTTGCCCAGAAACGGCGGCCACCAAACAGAGTACCTGCAGCAGACAGCTTCATGCTGTTGTTCTCGGTGAACTCTCGAAAGAATTCCAGAACTTCACGCGGTTGCACAACGTGGTAGTCTTCCGATACAACAGACAGGACATCTTCAGTATCAGAACGATACAGCACCTTGCGTGTAGGATCAGAGCGCAGCCCGTTTGCAGTGTTGAAGTTCACAGAGCTTTCGCTGATATCCCAATCCATGCCTGCGGCAGTCTGCCATTGTTCAATGCTTTGACCTTCAGGAAGGTATTGACCAAGACGGTGCCAAACAGCTTGGCGTTCGCCCAGAGCAGCGAATTCAATGAAGCCATTCATGCGTGCAGTCAGTTGGTGAGCCATGTTGTGTTCCTTTGTTGATGCGATGAATGAACTATAGGTGATGTTTGAAGAGGTGTCAAGAGGGTCAAACTGTTTGTTGTTAGACTACAACGCTCTTCCTCTTTGTACCCTCTCCCATTCCACAAGTTTAAGCAGTCAAGTCACGGATCTTGTCAGCAGCCTTCAGGGCTCGATTAGCCTCTGTGACTTGCTCAATTGCTTGACGTTCCAGTCGTGCAGCAGTTGCACGAGAGAAATCAGCAGCAGTTTGATTTTCCTTAGCTACCTGTTCCAGTTGGGTAACCATCTTCCCAAAAGACGACAGGATACCGTCTACAGTAGGCTTAGAAAAAGAGGTGTCGATAGACGAGAGAATAGACTTGATCATATTACCTTTCAGGGTTTTAAGTATTGTCTGCTTTAGCTGCATACCACTCAAGAAAATTAACTAGGAGTATTACAGAGATAACAGCTAAAGGAATGAAATTGAAATCAATTAAGGTAATGATAGAGACAGTTGCAACTATCATTACCCAGAGGTAAACGTCAGGCGAGAGAAATCTTGAGGCCATTTGCACGAACACTTAGAATTTTGTCGATATGCAAATTACGGTAATCCTTCTTTTGATTATCGTACATAGTAATATTATTTCCCCAGATGGATTTATACCGCCCACTCAGGGTTCGTTCAGTACCATCCTTCTTGATGAAGGTCACAGACACAAAAGAACCTTTTGAGTTCTTTAGAATCTCTGCCATCTGGCGACTTGCCTTGTTGACAGGGATATCCCAATCCGGCTTAGTTTCAGGAGGGTTAACCTTTACAGTTGGGATCTCTTGTCGAGTATCTTGAACCAGTTCCAGATCTTCAGTCTTGGCACACCAATCTTCTTGGCCTGGGAAGATTACATAAAAGTCAACGTAAGAGGTCAAACCTTCATCACGACGATGGATGTTCAAAAGAGCTTCAAAAGTGTCATCAAAAGTGCCATCACCAATTGCTACAACCCGTCCAATATCCCCTTTCAAAACCCCGTCCCGCCCAAAAACTGGATGCTCAGCTTCCATACGGACAATATCCCCAATCTTAAAGGCCGGATCAGCAGGTTTAGAAACTTCCTGCACCTTTTCAAAACGGCTGTCATACCAACCACCGATATGTGGATATGTGTAGATCATCTCCTCGCCGTCATTGACGCAAGGAACGACCTTGGTGACAGTCAAGGTCGTCTCGTAGGTAACACCAGTCAGCCCACTGTGGGAGAGGTTTTTGTCTTGATCTTGTGAGAAGAACTGACTCTTCTTCCACCTGATCTTATCACCAACCTTGAAACCTTCAGACTTTGTAGACATAACTTTCCTTTCGTTGATTTGATGTAGAGACTTTAACTGACTTCTTCAGGGCTGTCAAGATATTCAGAAGATTCTTGGCCTTCGGTGTAGACAAACGCTGCGTATTGTAGTGAATTTCCAACACCTTGGCTTTCCCAGAGAGGCTTCCCGTTCTTATCCCATCGTGACCCATCCTGTGCAATATAGGGGCAAGCTTCACCATCTTTACATTCACAGATCAGGAATAGTTGATCATTTCCATTCACAAACATCCTACCAACGTACAGTTTAGTAAAACTTTTACGGGAGAAATTAACTTTCTTAACAAGGGGCTCAGACATATTTATTCCTCCCTAATTGGGTAGTATTTGATTTCTTTCTTCTTATCACGATGCTTACCGGCCTTTTTCGTAATCGCAATTACAACAAAAGGGTTACGGTCTTTCTTTGTCTTGATTTTAATCTTTAGGTTTTTCATTTAGATATCCTTAAGCAGAGTTTAAAACTCCATGGAGAGATGCAAAGCTTGAGTGTCGTACTTTACACCAGGCTTGGATGGGAGATACGATACCCGAAAAGGGGTATTAGGGACCTTATAACTGAAAACAATCATAGGCTCCCCAAGCTTGTACTCTGAAAACATAAGGCCAGCAAGACAATCAATTTGACCTAGAAGCTTTACAGTGGCTCCTGCATAAACTACCCCACGAGCCCCTGAATTTTCATAAGCTCCTACGGTAAAATCTTTTGTAGAGATGTAGATACCGAGGTTGACCTCTTTAAAATCCTTTTCACGGTTCATGTGATAGGTTCCGAGATGCACCCCATAGGTAACTTCTTCAGCTTTGCAAGGCTTACAGGCGGAAATCATGAAACCTGCAGCTATACAGATAAGAATCTTTTTCATATTAGTACTCCTGAGTAGTCGGAAATCGCTCATCCAAGAACATGCGATAGATCATAAAATCTCCTTTGAATCAATGACTGAACTTTAGCAAAGCCTCAAGAGTCTGTCAAGTCTAGTAGAACCAATGACGGCCTATCTTTACCTTTGGCATAGTCTTAGCCCAAAGGTGCTGCACAGTGTTGAAGTACAAGGCACCAGGAACACCCTTAATTGGGCTTAGGTTACCTTTGTACGCATGGTAAGCTATGAAGCTAGCCTCATGCCATGCAAGTTGATCTAGGGGTTGTTTAGAAGGGTCTCTACCCTGTAGTAGATTTGCAACATCTTGACCCCCTTTTGCATACCAAGGGAATTGCATATGTTGGCTGATTACTTTACAAACCTTATCGGGATAGTTTTTATGCTTTGAACGGTTCAGAATAACCAATGCGATAGCCTTCTTTCCTTGAAGGCTTTCACCTCTAGCCTCTTTATAAACCGCTGTTGTCAGACAGTTGACTTCTTTCCAGTCTGTTGCAAAAGATGAACTAAATGTAAGACTTAATAGAAATGTCGTTAGAAATTTTTTCATATTTACAAATAGAAAAAGACCCTCTATCAACAGCCTGGTATACAAAAGATGGTGACTAGCCAAAAATACTGTTTCAGGATTTAAAGGATCGTTGGACTTTAATTGAATGATCTTTTAAATTTAAACTTTGATACCTTGAGTACTGATCTTTGACTTTTGATCGTTAAACTTTGAGATTGTATGTGTTTGCATAAACCTTGCAAGTTTGCCTTCCGGCGTTCGATTATAAATTCGAAGTTCATTACCTTATGGTAAAAAGTTGCTAGCTTTAAGGTCACCTAGCACTGACCAGTCAATTTCTTTTGTTCGCTGATAGAAGGTCTTTTATTTAAAACTTTATCGCTAGTCTAATTTCTTAGACGGTAATTGTAGTACGAGCATTAGACTCGGACAGAACGAAGTCTAATTCAGACTTCAGTGAAGTAATCTTTTCTTGAATCTTTTCGATCTTTTCATCAATCTTGCAAGGGTCAAAAACAGATTGTTCCTTCGCGTCACGTTGAGGCTTGGCAATAGCTTCCACATCAGATTCTGCCACCTTGGTCTTATCCTTGGCATAAACAGAAAGTAGCAGAGCATTGATCTGACTTTCCAGTTCAGAGTTTGCCTTGTCAACCATATTAACAGCCTGTGTCCGTTGACTACGAAGGGTATTCACAAAAGTTTCATAGAAACCTACAGTACCCTTCATTTCAATCAACTGGGCTACAGTATATTCTACGTCGCCCAGCTTTGCGAAGGTAGTTGCGTTGCTTTGAATCACAGCACCTTTCAGCTTTTGACGGTATTCAATGAGACTTTCAACCTTATCAAAACTGCCCTTGACAATGGCTTCAGCGTCAGTCAACGAAGTCTTCGTTGCGTCAGATATGGTCTTTTGAGTATCACGACCAGGGCACGAGTAATAGAGATTGTCTTAGATTGAGTCATGAGGTTCCTTTTCAGATGAATTTGAAGTATTGCAGAACTATTGCAGTATTATAGGGCTTCGTTTGGAATTTGACAGATAACTTTAGGGCCGCACCAGCTGTTCGGACCCTCTGCAGCTTCTTTATTTTCGTATTTTTGAGAGGTCACAAAAAGTGTCTTTTGCCCTGGATACCTCATTACAAAGAAAAACTTCTCCACTACCTTTTCCAGGGCAATACGGTATTTTGCTGATGTGTGGAAGATACTGAAGTTCTGACTAGTATCCAACAGGCACCAATCTCGTCCAGGGAATTGAACCTCTATAGCCTTATCATCCAATAAGGCTTGCAAAAGTTGATTGAAAGTCAGAAATTCTTCAGGGACTGCTTGAATAGACTGCTGAGTAAACCAATACAACCCATGGAAAGCCTTAGACACCTTCGCTTCTGGGACATCAAGACCATAGACGTAAGGATTATCAACAATCTCTTTGATGGTAAAAATATCTCCAATTTTAACTCCTGGGAGATTACCTGGATTATTTACAATCTGGATTTTTTGACCAACTTTGAATCCTAGACCTGACATAGTTTACTCCAATTCTTGGCGTTTAGCCTTACGTTGAAATGTAAAATCCTTACCCTTGATGCGTTTCTTATCCTTGGGTTCGGGATTCCATTCTTGAGACTTCTTAGATTTCTTCGGGAACTTCTGAACACCAAAGCATTCGTCAGAGACTTGCATATCTTCGTAAGATGAGTTCATATAAGTTTTAACTACCTGTGTATTCAACATGCTGTAAGTTTAGTTCCATTCTTCCTGTGCGTCAAGGCCTTCTGAAGAGAAATTTCTTGACTTTCGGTATTGTTGTTTTGATACAACATCTTGTACTTCTTTTTCTACCCCGTAGTTTTCCCAATAGTCGTCATCTTCGATTGACCAGTCCTCTGTATTTTTATTTTGCTTCATTCTCAACCTTTTCTGCATATTCCCACCCCCATCCATTATAGACAATACCGACTGGGTGTCTATACTGAATAAAATTCCCTGGGCCTTTCCCCACGAGTTGGTAAATTGTCCGAGGGGCATTAAGGTATTTGAAATATGTACCTACTTCAAATTCTTGAACTTGGTGAAATGTCCTCATATCTTCAATATCAAATTGGTTAATCATACTTCTGTTTCCTTATCTTTTTCATAGGGATTTTCTTTAGATGCCTTAGCAAAGCTGGGGATGCCTTAGCCTTTACAGAAAGATTATGAGAGGTCATTTGCATTTCTTTTGTAATTGGATTTTTCCAAAGGTGAGGGATATTCTCTCTCAAAGCGAAAGATACAAGGTTAGGGATGGTAATCCCACGACCCATCTCTAACTCATTCCAGATAGTCTCTTGCATAATATCAAGGAAGTCCTGGAACTCATAGACAAAGTACGCATGTTGAGAGAACTCATACATTTTCTGTGCCAGGGATCGCTTTCCAAGTCTTTTAAGAGTTGTTCGCTTTTGGCCTGGAAACTTTAAACCTGTATTATCTCTCCGTGTGATGATCTCCGACATAAAGTGGGCGGCCTTCCATAAAAGTTACAATCTGGTCTTCTGCAAGAAACCGGTGATCTTGGTAGATGTTATATACGTTGTCTAGACCTACGTCAAGAATTTTACCTTGACCCTGGAAACTCCCGTGAGAATGTCCATGAAGCATAAAACTCCCGTAGTGCTGACGATTCCAAATTGTCATCGGATAATGACTCATACAAACCTTCGTGTCACCAATCTTGATTTCCTTATAGTGTCCATAAGACTCGATAAGGCCATCACGGAGAAGTCTTTTAAAATTATCTTCTTTATCGTGATTCCCCATGATAAAGTGTTTTCGACCTTTTAGGTTGCGGATAATCCCAGTGAGTACATCATAGGCAGCAGAGAAACAAAAGTCTCCGAGGTGATAAATGTCATCATGTTCGGATACTTCCGAATTCCATAGATCAGTAACCCAAGCATCATGTTTCTCCGATGTAGTGAAAAGATTTCGATTAGTGAAACTGCAAATGTTCTTGTGCCGAAAGTGCAAATCCGAGGTGACCTTCTTCATTCTAAACTTTCTAAAAAGGCCCGTCGTTCTTGATCTGAGAGGGCTTGCCACTCACTGATAGTACAACGGTTTTGAATCTTGAAGACTGCATCATGCCACATGGAAGGGAGCTTGTCAAGAGTCTTTTGAGGGTTACTAAACATAACAGATGTGTTGTTATTTGTCATGCGCATAAGCTTTTTCTTGCCAACATAGTAGTCAGTCTTGAATTTTGCTGGTGAAAGGTAATCTAGATCTGTACTCATCCAAGCCATAAAGCCCTCACCACGGTCAGTTTTCTGGAGGTTAATCAATGACTGGATTGTACCGAGCTGGTATTGAATAGGGTGGTATTCACCTGTTGCCTTGCAGCGATAACCAAGATGAATTGCTCGTGGGGAATCTTCGTCTACAATATGCGGATCATCTTCATGGATAATCTCAAACAAGTCTGTATAATGTGCAGAAAAATCATTCACAATACTGGGGGTGTGCAACGTCAATGTACTGCGCGGCCATTGATACATATTGAGAGGTTGTAGTTCCTGTCGTACTGATGATACGTCGGCCTTGATGCATTGTTGCAGCAGCCATGAAGCCATTGTATTTCTTCATGTAACGCACAGGGGTATCAAGAGGTAAACCTTGCCAATGACCGTTTTCAAGATAATTGAAAGACTTTCGTGGAGGAGCTTGGACAAGTTCACCAGTAGCAAGAGAATATACATGACCACGACATTCCAAAGTCTCAGGGTATTTATTCCAGAGGTTATCAAACATCACCTTACGATGATACTTATAGGTTACAAGTCCCTGAGCATCATCAACTTTACGGATTGCCAAACCTTGCGAGACTAGGGACTCTTGTTGGTCAAAAGTCAGTAATGTGTTCATAGAGTTTCCTTTGTGCCTGTCCAATCATCTGGATCATATAGGATAGAGTCCAGTTTGTCAATAGGAATTTCAACCTTATAGCGTCCTCCTGGATCGTTTAACACAGCAATCAGGGACTCACCCTTAGACCGTGATGCAATGAATACCTGCATTTCTCCAAACTTGAAAGAGCCTGCATTTTCACGACCTTTAAGGATTGTAGGTTTTGACATATTATTCCTAACTTTAACGGACTTGTTGTTTGGGAAGGTTAGACTTTATTCTTAATCAATGCAGCTTCTACAATTGCTTTAATGTATTCACCAATGCAGTCAAATCCTTGAGATCCCTCAGGTAAAAGATCAACAGCGTAGGTATCTAGGATACACTCTGCACAATAAAGCTCTTCGTCGGAGTCTTTTAGATTTTCTTGTTTGCTAGGTTTATCCTGGCTGGCGGAGGCTTGGCATTCCCTGCAGCATTCGTGCCGGTCCATTGTGGCGCGCTCACGATGCAGGGTGCACACATACTCACCAGCCACACCCGCAGAACTGCCTAGGCATGTGTCAGTGTCGTCATACTCATTGTGCCATCCGGGATTGGTTTCGATTGTTTGCAGCGCCTCGTGCAGCAGTTGGGTTTCGGTGGTGATGGTGCTCATGATGTCTCCTTTGTTAACTCAGAACTGAATCTTATATACAACCTTGTTAGGTGTTAAGACCCAATGTGTTGTATAAACACCAATAGCACTACCGATAATGTTGTAAGCCATATCTTCCTTAGAGAAACAAGAGTTAGCGTTAAACATCTCTCGGGACAGGCCAGGAAGGAGGCTTACTCCAAAAGCAGTCCAAGGGTCAGCAATAACTGCACGAGAGGATGCGCCAATGGCAACAGAGTACATCATATGCACTTGCTTGTCACCTTCAAACTTGAAAGAATCCTGAGTACAGATCTTATTCATAGCATAAGAAGGTACCAAGAACAAGAAGCAAAGAATACCGATGATGAGCATCCGAAGACGGTTAGAGATTTCAGAGAATTTCATAAGAACCTTTCAAGTTAACGAAGCTTGACTGTAAACCGTTGTTGCATCCGTGTCAAGGCTTCTTCAGGAACATTGTGCACGTTCTTACCTTCGTGTCGGTTTTCTACAACAAGGCTTACGAACTTTGCACCATGAGACTCGGCAATCTTTTTGTAAGTAGCAACTTCTTTTTCTGTAGTACTGGTGTTGCTGACAATGATATCAAGTCCAAGTGCAATATGCCATTCTGCAGAACTTTGACACCATTGATGAGCCTCTGGCAATTTTGTCTGGTCAAACTTGTATTCACCTAAACGATCAAAGTACATGTCAGCTTCATAGTATTCTGTGTCAAGTGCCTCTGCCAAAGTCTTAGCAAAAGTACTCTTACCAGAGCCAGGGAGTCCGCGAATTAAATATAGGGTTGGCATTAAGGTTATCCTTTAAAATGTCTTATTGAAATACCGCCTTCGTATAGAAGGCTAATGCCTGAGAGGTCTCGGGAAGTTTCAGAGTATACGCCCTCTTAAATTAAAGCTAAAAGAAGCTCTTGATGTTAGAGAAATCTTATTAGCCAGAATGACTTAAATAACCTCTACACCAATCCCGTGCTCTTTTAGTAAAGTCAGCCCTGTAGTATCCCTGTATGTGTTCCTGTAGTAAACCTTTGTGATGCCAGCATCAATTAAGCGCAAAGCACACAACCTGCATGGTGCATGAGTGATAAAGATATCTGATTTCAGACTAGTCTCTGTACTTCTCGATAACTTATTTAGCGCAGCCGCCTCCGCGTGAAAAGTCCACCACGCTGTGCTACCATCACCCGCCTCGCACTCGTTTGTAGAGAACCCTCTGGGTGTCCCATTAATCGCGTGGGAAATAATATTCCCATCCTTTACAATAATTGCTCCAACTTTTAGACGAGTTGCTTCAGAGGTCATCGCAAATCTTTCAGCCATGTCCATAAAAGCTTTTTTATACTTTAATTTCATTTCTCTACTTTCTGAACTTCATTTGCAGGACGAACCCATTTATACTTACCAAAACCAGGGACATTCATCCCAATTTTGACATGTGTTTTATTCATATTCACAATAACCCCATAGGTTTGTGAATATTTTGTGAAGAAAGATACTGTGTCTTTCAATTCAAGAGTTTTACCTAGCTGGTCTTTCATAGTTTTGAAACTTGACTTGGGAAGAACCAGAAATACCCGTCAGGGCATTTACAACGAAAACCTAACGTAGAGATTTCTTCTACATTTGTAACAATGAGTTTTGTATGATATGTAGTCGCCCAGGGGATAACAACTTTGTCATTGACGTAGACAATATCCCCTTTAAAATCTTGGCAAGAGTCCATAGGATTACCCAGCATTTACAATCTCCATCTGAAGGCCAAACTCATTTGAATAGCGAATAACCTTAACTCCAAAAGCTTTACAGGCTTCATAACAAACAGGGCAGGGTCTAGCGTTAGCATAATTCCCATCTTTTGTGTATCGAATGACCTCCAAAAGATAAGGAACAGAATCTCCGCACCGAAGTAAAGCTTGCACTTCTGCATGGAGGAAAATCTTCTCCTGGAGATTAACCTTTGAAGCAAAATGCGGCATAAGAGGATGAGTTTTGCTGTAGGAGTTTTCACCTACAGCAATTTTACGCATCCGTTTATCATACACAGTAGCGGAGATTTTGTATTTGACTTTCATTAGTCGTGCAACTTCATTTGTGCCTTCAGTTTACGTTGAATATCCTCTAGACGACTCTTACGATACTTGATCTTGTCACGAAGACCTTGAACCAGGACAAGATTCTTGTAAGCTTGTTGACCCTCAGGAGTATCCTTACCGGAGATCTCCCACAGGTCAGCTTCGACAACCTTGACATTCGATAGGTTCTCTGTAGCATTTGTCAACATCTGGCGGACATAGTTTGAGATGACTTGAACCTCTGCTTGAGTCAAAGCAGGTGCAGAGCGCACAGACTTAAGGGTCTTGATAGTCTTGAAAGGCTTCAGTAGTGCAGCAATAATACTCATAGGTTTCTCCTTAGACAGGGATGTAGAAAGTGTCTTGGGTCTCGAAAGAGCCGTTAGGGTTTACACCTACAATAGTGCTGGTGGTAGCCATCTCACCATTGATGACATTAACCTCATCAGGGTGATCAACAGGGGTGATGAAGGCACGCTTGCCAACGACAATAGTTTCAATGACACTCATGGTGACATCATAATGCACAGTTTGTTTCATATTCACCTTTCAAGTAAAGTAGATTTCGTTTAAGAGGCCTTCATTGTCTAGTAAAAGCCTGAGCTTGTCAAGGCGCTCCTGGGCTTCTTTGAGTTGTTGTTGCATTTCTGCAATAAGGTTTGATTGTTCAAGAACAGCTTTTGAGAGTTTTGAGTGGTGGGATAGTTGAATAACCAAAAGGCTTTCTTCAGAAACCCAAGTCTTTCTTGCAAGATTTTCTTGTGGTAACTTAGAGGCTTCTTCAGATGTTCCCACCCAATTACTCGACCAAATACGCCCACCATCAATATCACAAACTTTCCCGTAATTTCTGCCATAACTTTTATCAACTAATTTACGTTTAACAATATCCCCTACTTTAAATTTTACCTTATCTACAGTATTTACAGTATTTGACATATTTACCTTTCATATGGTGGAGACAATGAGGAACTACCCTCAATACCCATAAGCATTTCTGCCGGATGTTCTTATAGCTACCGAGTCCCCGTAAGCTTGGTAGGAGCAATGGGAATCGAACCCATGTTAACTGCCTTATCTAGACAGTGCTTAGGAGTTTATAAGGCTCCCCCTTAGGCCAACATTAGCAATACTCCCGGATAATTGGTAGGGCTGCAGGGCCAACGATCCCTGATCTGATGGTTAAAAGCCATCTGCTTCACCTTAAAGCTTCAACCCCGTATCTGGCTCCCACCTGCAGATTTGAACTGAATCTTTACCTTGCCAGTGGGAATAGATTATTTCTGTCTAAAAAGATCTGTATCAACAAAAAGAACCGATTGGTTTTGATTAACCATAACAGATAACCCTTTATCAGAAAGTTCTTTTGCAGTCTGCCATAGCCAAGAGATATGGAAAGTGTCTAGATGCTTGATCACTGTCTTTTTCTCAATCTCTCTGTTATTACCCCAGAAATAAACTTGAAACTGCATTATTCAACCTCAACCTTTTCAATCTTCTCTGTTGAAAAGATCAGGCCAATGAATTCGCTGTCGCAAGTGTTTTGCTTTTCAAAATCCTCTTTATCAAGATATCGGCCATAACTTTGAAGGAGTCTCCCATACCACATATAAGCTACCTGATACTGTTTGATTTCATTGAACTTAACATGTTCTTTGATGCGGTATTTGTTTTTGATACCCCAACAAGGAAACTGGGTATTTTTCCATGTGCCATCGTCAAGCTTAACCTGAACAGTCAAAGAAGTATCATCAGCCCATTGCTTGATAATTTCAGCGTGAACATGCGGCGCGAGTGCTAGTTCAATTTCATCAAGGGATGCTGCATTCCACCCGTAGTGGTTTGGAAAGTCGATTACGAGAGCAATGCGCGGCGATGTTGGGAGATTCTTACGGATGATACCAGTATCGTCAGGTTTAATATTTCCCCACCCATTACCGGGCTTTACGCCGTTTTTAACCTTAACTCGATCACCGACTTTGAATTTCATAACTATCTCCTATGTTTGTCTACAATGATGTAGTGAGGAATGAATTGTAGCCACTTCTTGCTATGGTTGTCAATAGCCTTCTGCGCTGCCGACTCTGTGTTGTAATTTGACAACTTTACTGGGCGACTTTCTGACATCTTAGGCCAGAGAATTTTAGTAAACATTGTCGACTTCTCAAACCAGTACAGGACTTGGAAAGGTTTCATAATTAAACCTAGTAGGTAATAGTGACTTTCTCGATTTCAATAAATTTCAAACTCTCATGACTAAGTGACCCTTCTGGACTAATCACTTGGATGAGGATTTCATTATTGCCAAGGTAAGTATGAACGCATATCCCAATTAGCCCTTCAAGGCCCCTATTGTGATCGAGCTCAACGAGCCTGTACCAAGCACCATGTTTAAGTTGAGAGATTCCTAGTAGGGGACTAGGTGGCGTGTTCGCAGTGTTTACAATTACCTGAGTCATAGGACTCCTTTAAAGTCGTAAGATGTTATAGAGTACCGGATTGTTTACCAATCCCTGATCAAGGTGCAATCTCTTAATTATCTATTAAGTGTTTTGGTTAAACTAACTCTATGTGTGGTGCCCTCGGCTGGAGTCGAACCTGCAAAAATCATGGATTTTGAATCCACCGACTGTACCAATTTGTCATTTGATCACGAGGGCTAATAACTGAACTATACCTTGAGAAGTCTCACATGTCAAGCAGCAGCTGTCGTGCATAAGCAACAGCTAGATTGTAAGCCCACCAGAAGCGAAGCTTCATTGCAGGGGAGTCGATATCGTTGAAATCAGTACAATTATAATACCACCTCAAACTGTCACAACCGTGATGAGGGCGCAGAGCCTTTTCAATAGGATAATCAGTTTCCATTCCATAGATTTTAAAGATCTGAGAAATAAGGGACTCATAAGCCCCATCACGACGGCGCCAGAGCACATGAGAGCAAATACCTGTAGTTCGTGAATTTTGTGTAATATATTGTAGGAAAGTCTCTGAAGCACGAGGCAACACTTCAGGAAGATCGAAGAGAGAGACATAAAAGCTCCTGTAAAATTGATGACTGGACTTTAAGGCATCCCTCTCAAGTTGTCAAGAGGCCGAGTTGTTTTTATGCAACTTTAACAACGATAGCTTTACAGCGACCGAACGACGAGAAGGATGCTTCAACCTGAGTAGCAATAAATTTTGCCTGAGACTGTGTTAGGATGCTCCCAATTTCTGCAGTCGTCATTCCATTTGCAGAGGTGATACAATAAACAACACTATACATTTAGTAATCCTTTAAGAAGTAATTCTACATGAAAGATTCTGTAGAGATTTATATAACTGAAGCAAGATCCTGAAGCTTAGTCCCTTGCCCAGTCCCGACCAGAATTATACAACTAAAATTCTTTTTGTCAACCCCCTTGACACAAGAACTTTTTACATGTTAAAGTGCAGTCATCGTAACTTTTGGAGATCTTGATGTTTGGTATGCTGACTAGCCTAGCCAAGGCTGCTGTAGGTGCCGTGGTGGCCCCTGTGGCTCTTGCAGCTGATGTAGTGACTCTCCCTGCAACTGCTGGTGATCTGCACCGTGGACCATTTGATAGTACTCCTAAGGTTCTTTCTAACACTATGAAGAACTTGCAAGACGCTGTTGATCCAAAGAAGGGTTGACAAGCCCTATGAAAACAAGTACAGTACAACGTGGTGAAACCTGGGCTCATAATCAGGCTGTAAGAGCTGTTAAGTATTATGAACAAAAGCGTCAGGAAGCTATTGACAAAGAAGCTGAGAAGATTTGGGAGGTTTATCAGAATCGAGGATTCTTTTCACGGCTTTTGTTTAATGACCATAAGACTCTTGAAGACTTGAAAAAAGAACTGCAGTTGTGGCACGGCAGGCTGCATATCAATGACTTAAAGAAGCTGGTAGCCTCTACCGATGGGTCTATGGGTTTTGATCAGAAAATGAACCTTTCTCTTTACCTTTCTAAACTGCTTGAAAGAGTCCCTGATGACTTTGAATGAATATATCCAGAACCTCCAAGACTACCTTGCTCGACATCCTGAACATAAAGAAACTGAAGTCTTTATGACGCAGTCAGGTTATTACTCTGATGGTAACAAGGCTGCCCTTTATGGGGCACCTGAAGTATCCTACAATGGACTTTCTCTGGGACATTCCCACCAATCTTACTAAGGGTCATTATGTCAGACATTGAAAAATATTGGGCTAAGATTTGTGTAGCTTATGGTAGTCCAAAAGCTTGGACAGACTTAAGCCTTAACCAGCAAAACGCAGTAATCCAGAGTGTAAATATTTTGTTAGCCGTTCTAGACGAAAGGGTTCAGTAATGTCTCAAATGACGGATGAGATCAACCTCCTGATAAGAAAAAAGAAAGATGAGGTTAAAACCTTAACCAAGGAAATCTTATGGTTAGAGGGGGCACTGAAAAATACCTGTCAACATGATAATATCGTTGAGCGGTCATCGTACATCGCAGGTAACTACAATGATTCATCTCAACATTGGACATGGGAAGAGTGTATTGATTGTGGGACTACTTTCAATACTCAAGTTAAATATGGTAGTCATGGATGACTCATAATTTTAGTAGAAAGATTAAATCTCTTTCTTACTGGTATTGCTATCATTGTGGTTTGTTACTCCTTGGAAATAAAGAGTCAAGGAAGCAATCTATTAAAACTTGTAATGGAAGGTGGGATAAGGATGATTGAGTGCTATTACAAAGAGTGCCCTAACCATGAAATTCATTTTGACAATGAATTAGGGCCATTCTGTTCTTTAAATAAGTGCATAGCTTCAGAAACTGAATTAAAAGAATATGGAATCTTACGTGAGACTTTCTTGAAAACCTTATTTCCTATCAAACTAATTTAAGGATACTATGCAAGACAATTTTAAAAGTATGCAACCATGCGACTGGTATGAAGACAAGGTAAAGTTCCCTTGTATCCTTCAACCAAAGATTGATGGTGTAGCGAGTTATAATCGATATGGGGCTCTTCTAGGTCGTAGTCTGAAGAAGCATGAGAATCGTTTTGCTACTGCGTTTTTCAGTCAGCAAGAGTATCATGGTTTTGGGGGTGAAATGACCTCTGGTGATAAACCAACTGGCGATGACCTATGCCGTATTACCTCTGGTGATCTTCGCCGTCGAGATACTGTGCATGATTTTTACTGGTGGTTGTTTGACTATGTCCCAGATGACTCTTATCTGAACATCTCGTACTTTGATCGGTATCATGCTCTTACGAATGCTATCAAGGAATTACCGGATCACCTAAAGACTCAACTGAAGATTATCCCTTCGCATATTGTAACAAATATGCAGGAGCTTCTAGACCTTGAAGAGATGTACCTGAACATGGGTTATGAAGGTGTTATTCTTCGTGATCCAAAAGCGGGGTATAAGTATGGACGTTGTGGTAAGACTTTCATGGGAGCATGGCGCATCAAGCGTTTCATTGATGCCGAATTCCTGATCACAGAGATTCTTGAAGGTAATGAAAACCTGAACGAAGCAAAGATCAACGAATTAGGCCGAACTGAGCGTAGCACTCACCAAGAAAATATGAAGCCTAATGGGCTAGTTGGGACAATTCGCGGCACTCTCCTGGCTGATGTTGTAGACCCACAATCCAAGAAAATTCTTCTTGAAAAGGGCTTGACAATTGACGTATCTCCTGGCAACATGCTGCACTCGCAACGTAAGCACTTCTTTGAGAACCCAGAAGAACTCCTGCAAAAGATTGGTAAGTTCAAGTTGTTCCCTAAGGGAATCAAAGACAAGCCTCGTTTTCCACAATTTATGTCAATTCGAAATGAGAATGATCTATGACCCTGCTTCCATTACTTATCATTATCCATTGTTAATTGCTATAATCTTAAACATAGGGAGTACACGCGGAACACAACAGACCCGTTTAAAAGAAGGTCTACATATGCAAGGTAATATGCGACCCTTGGATTAAGAATACTTAAAGGAAACACCAATGAAATCTAAGAATCAAATGATTATTTTCAGTACTAGCATTGTAGCTATGGGATACTCTTTGCAAGATTTTGCATCCCTAGCTATTGATCTTGGCTTTTCACAAGAGCAGGCTCTAAAATTTGAGAGCTCTTTTAAAGAGTTTGGCACCCTCCTTGATAATATCACTTCTAAAGAAATCTCCGAAGCCTTCAAAGAAGCAATTCAAGAAATCATCAAGGACTAAATATGACAGAACGTAAACTAGCTACTATTCAAACCATTGACGAAATCTCTCCCATTGAAGGTGCAGCTTCAATTGAAGCTGCCCGAGTCGGTGGCTGGTGGGTTGTTGTTAAGAAGGGTGAATACAAGGCTGGCGGCCTTTGTGTTTACCTAGAAATCGATTCTTTCGTGTCAAATGATCTCGCACCTTTCCTGACGAAGGCAGGCCATGAGCCTAAGGAATTCCGAGGTATCAAGGGTGAACGTCTGAAGACTATCCGCCTGCGTGGCCAAATCTCTCAAGGGCTTATCCTACCTATTTCTGTGCTTGACTACCTTGTTGAATCTGAGTATCTAGTTGGGCTAGATGTTACAGTCCCCCTAGGTATCATTAAGTGGGAACAGAAAGAACCTGCACAACTAGCAGGGAATGCTCGTGGTAACTTCCCTGCATTTATTCCAAAGACTGATCAAGAGCGTGTCCAGAACCTTCCTCGTCATCTAGAGAAGTGCAAGAATGCTGGTGATGAATGGGAAGTCACTGAGAAGCTTGATGGATCTTCTATGACTGTTTACGTTTCTGTGAGCAGTGAGAATATTTATCATGGTGTTTGCTCTCGTAACCTTGACTTGAAGGAAGATCTAAATAATTCTTTCTGGATGGCCGCCCGCCGCGAGAGCCTCCATGAAAAGCTAGAATACCAGATGCAATTTATCGGGCAAGTTGCAATTCAAGGTGAGCTAATTGGTCCGGGTATTCAAGGTAATCCCTATCACCTTGACAAGTTAGAATTCTACCTGTACGATGTATACCTGATTGAAAAGAAGCGTTATATGCTCCCTGAAGAGCGTAGCGTTTTTGCTGCATCTTTAGGTATTAAAGAATGCCCGTTCATTAGCGTAGCCTCTACACCAACAATTCAAGAAGCTTTGAATTCTGCTGAAGGGGCATCAATGATTAACCCTAAGACTCAACGAGAAGGGCTAGTCTTTAAGTCCATGACTCGTGACAATGACTCTTTCAAGGCTATTTCAAATGCTTGGTTAATTAAGACAGGAAAGTAATGCTTAAAACAACTACACAGTTAGTCCCTTTTGGAGACGACAGTAAATCGCAAAACATCTGTGGACACTATCTTGCAAATATGGGGTGGGTGGACAGACGTATCCCAGTTAAATATGAGTACATCATCGGGTACTACGAAGTTCCTAGCGAGTTTAACAACTATAAACAAACTGAGAAGTTTCTAATTATCCCTTCCTGGGATAGGTCAAAATCTAACTTTGACTTACTACAGGAAATCTTTAAGAAAGATAACCTCTGGCACCTTTATGGTACTTTTCGAGATAAAGACAAGTATGTATGTGAGGCTATGCGAGATCGCGCTATCAAGGATGGTCTATATAGGAGTGAAGATGCAGAACCTAACAGTTAAAGAAGCTATTGAGATTCTTTCGAAATTTCCTCAAGATGCTTATATTCGGCATGTGACTGATATTAAATTAGAGAACCGATATGAGGCAATCCTTAATTGCCATAATATCGAAGATGAAGCGTATAATCGCGGATATAATCATGGGAAAGAGAGATATAATGCAAAACAAAATAAGCTTGACTGAAGCTATTTTCAGTACAGGGTGTCCTTACAATAATATGTACCAAGGGCATGACAAACGAGTACTATTCGTTTGTAGTGCAGGGATTCTTCGTTCAGCAACAGGGGCAAGACTGTACTCTAAGAAGTACAACACTCGTGCCTGTGGTACGCACAATTATGCTCTCATTCCTTTGAGTGCAAACCTGATCCTGTGGGCAGATGAAATTGTCTTTGTCAATATGGAGAATCATGCGGAGGCTTGCACAAAGTTCAATATGGATGAATATGACGGTAGAGTCAAGATCCTAAGTATTCCTGATGACTACTGTCATATGCAACCAGAACTGATTCAGTATTTTATTAAACAATATGAACCTTTAGAATAAGGACTTTATGGGCTATTGGAGAAAAGTAAAAGAAATACAAACAACATCACCGGCAGTAACCTCTACAGAAACAGTAGATCAGGTTTTGAAATATCCTTTTAAGGATGTCCCTGAGCGCAATATCTCAAAAACTACATGTGAACGATTCGGTATTCGTGCAGGAGTATCTGAAAAGGATGGGAAGACGATTGATGCTTACTATTTCCCCTTCTATAACAAGAAAGGTCAAGTCGTTGGCTTTAAGAAACAAAATATTAGAATTCCGAAAGAGGATCAATTACACTGGTCAGCTATTGGGAGTGTAAGTATTGGGTGTAAGCTCTTCGGTCAGGAAGTTGCTGAGAATCTGAAGCGTAAGAAGACTAAACTGATTATCACAGAAGGTGAGTGGGATACTGTATCAGTTTTCCAGTCCTGTGTAGATCATGTCAAGGGGACTAAGTACGAGGGCTTAGAACCTATGGTCGTGAGTGTTACCCTTGGGACAGTTAATGCTGTAGAATCCATTCTACACAATGAGGCCTTTGTTAAGGACTATGATTCGTTAGTGCTGTTCTTTGACGATGATCACTGTACACCAGCGGAGACTCAAAAAGGCGTCATGAAGGGCCATGAAGCACGGGAAGCTGTGGCTAATGCCCTGGTGGGCTCAGGCATGAGTTTATTCACAATTACTCCAGCAGCAGGTTTTAAGGATGCCTCTGATTACATGCAAGCTGGCCGGAATAAAGATCTAGCTGAACTTGTTCAATTCAGTCAACGTGCTTATTCTGCAGAGAAGATTGTAAAAGCTTCAGATATTTCCCTGGAAGAAATTCTTGCCCCAAGACCTGAAGGTGTTTATGTCACCGCCTTCCCTAAGCTTATGGAAAAGATTCACGGTTTCCGAACTCGTGAACTCGTCCTATTAACTGCACCATCTGGTGTAGGTAAGTCTACAGTCTCAAGTTTCTTTGCAAATGCTTTCATTGACAAAGGTGAGCGGGTTGGTCAGATCTATCTAGAAGAGACAAACAAGGAAACTTTACAACGGTCTATTGCTTCAAAGCTAAAGGTTAACTACCTGAAGTTTAAGAATAACCCTACATCGGTAGCCACATACCAGCAGATTAGAGAAGCCTACGAAGAAGTTTGTAAAGATGATAAAGTAATCATGCTAGGTCACTTCGGATCACTACCTATTAGCGAACTGATGGCAAAGATTAAGCACATGCACTTGATTGAAGGGTGTAAGTATATTATCCTTGACCATCTTTCTGTGGTAATCAGTGGGTCAGCTATCGAGAATGAACGTAAAGAGCTAGATATGGTTATGACAGAATTAGCAGCCTTCTGCGCTGCCAATGAAGTCTGCATTATCGCTATCTCTCACATCAATAGAACTGCAGCAAATGACTTCAAGGCCCCAAAAGACAAAAATGGTCAAGAGTCTGATAAGCCATTCTGGGTAAAAATCACCAAAGAGATGATGAGAGGCTCTGCAGCTTTGGAACAACTATCCTTCATCATTATCGGATTAGAGCCAGAGATTAAAGCTGATCGAAGTCGTGGAAGGGTTAGACTCACTGTTCTTAAAAATAGGCCATATGGATATCTAGGTGTAGCCGACACATTCTCTATTGATGAGGATGATTGGTCTGTGCTCTTATATAGTGATGAGGTAGCTGTAGACTTCTAACAACAGGGAGCCCTTGCGGGCTCCCTTCTTTCATGGTAGGATCAGAAATTATCTTGTGAGGAGGATTATGGACCCGTTTGGTTTTGTATTTGACATTGAAGCAGATGCACTGTACCCTGCTGTCAGTAAAATTTGGTATCTAAGGGTAACAGATCTCCAGGATGATTCCAAATTCTTAAAATTGTATCTAGAAGAATCATTTATCATTGAACCTGATTCTTCCTCTTTCTTCGGTGAAGAAGGTATCTTGAAGTTTCAAGAGTTTGTTGAAGCTTACCCTGAAGGTTTCTTTGTTGTTGGTCATAATATCTTGCAGTATGATGTATGGGTGTTGTGGAAACTCTGGGGCCTGCAACCATTCATTGGTAAAGGCTCCTCAGACTGGTTTATGAACCGTAAGTGCCAGTTCATTGATACACGGTACCTGTCAATGTTCCTAAATCCAGATTTGCCAGGACACTCCCTAGAAGATTGGGGTCAACGAGTTGGCGAACCTAAGATGGATTACCGAGGGAAGTTAGTCGAAATCGGTGTCATGACAGGTGATGAGCCAGATGGTTTTGAGTTCTCTTTCTGGAATCATTGGATGCAGAAGTATTGCGATCAGGACGTAAAGACTAATAAGAAAATCTTCCGCAGGATGTGGGAGAAGTTTGTAGAGCTTTACCCTGAAGGTATTCCTGAATCATATAAAGTCTCTCAGAAGGGTTTCTTCCTTATGGGGGCCCAAGAATTCACAGGGTACTCATTCAATAAGGAATACGCTCTAGAGCTTGAGATTGAAATCACTGAAATGATCGAGGAGATTGCTAAGGAGATTGAGCCTAAACTTCCTCCAAGACCTTTGAAGAAAGGTGAAGAGAAAGATTATACAATGCCCGCCAAACCTTTCAAGAAAGATGGTAGCTTGTCGAGCCACATGCTTAACTTTATTGAGAAGCATAATGCAGAGTTCTTAGGTGAAGGCAAGATCAGAGTATTTGAACGAATTGAAGAGATTGAGTCTAAGAAGCTGCTTGATATGAAGGTTCCTATGGAATTGAAAGATCAATCTGCTTTGAAGGACTACTTTCTAGAACTTGGTTGGGAGCCTGTTTACTATAATTACCAGAAAGACGACAAGAATAAATTTGTCCGTGATGACCGTGGCAAGCTAATCGAGACAACACCTAAACTTCAGGAAGCTGGTAAACTAGACCCTGGGCTTGAAGATCTTGTTGGGGACATCCCTAAGAAGGTTGTTAAGTATCTTTCTCTGCGTAATCGTCTAGGTGTTCTGCAAGGGTGGATCAATCACCCCCGTATTGCGTTAGATGGGAGACTCCCAGCAAGAGCCTCAAAGATTACAAACACCCACAGACAGGCTCATAGCACAGTCTGTAACGTCCCTAAAGCAGAAGAGCAGGTCCTATTTGGTAAACAGTTTAGAAGCTTGTTTAGAGCCGAGGAAGGGTTCCTGTTGGCTGCAGCAGATGCCGTGGCAGGGGAAAACTTCACTGAGGCGCATTACACGCTCCCTTACCCTGGTGGTGAAGAGTATGTGAATGACTTGCTTTCAGGTGATCCTCACATCAAGAACGCATGTATCTTTTATCCCGATAAAATGCGTGGAATTGATATTACTGTCCCTGGTGTAAAGGATGACCCAAAGGTTAAGCCTTGGCGGAGTAAGTCGAAGAATGGTAAGTATGCGTTAATCTAGGCGCATGTAAAACAGATTGAATTCAGGGAACACCCTAACGTAAAGTCGAGGGCAATCCTGAGCTAAGTTAAATAAGAGATGATCTTATTTAGAAAGTGCAACGACTATCCCTTTACGGGAGTAGAGCTAAGTAGCTCGAAGCGGTCTGCTAGGCCTAAGAAGCCTAGGTGATATAGTCTGCTCTTGTAGGAAACTACAAGCTGTGTTAACTCACGGGAGAGGTGTTACGAGCCTCTTTGAACATAAAGGTAACCTTCGGGTGTTCTGCAGGTAAATTAGCTAAGACTTTAGGTGTCCCAGAAGCACAGAGTAAAATGCTCTACGCCAATTTCTGGGATGGTAATCCAGCCTTGAAGGCTTTGAAAGAAGCTGTAGAGAAATACTGGAGTACAAAAGGTAATAAGAAGTATCTCCCTGGGCTTGACGGTAGAATGCTTTGCACTCGGAGTCAGCACAGTCTTTTAAACGTACTATTTCAATCTGCTCTAGCTATTATTATGGATTATGCACTTGCTATCATGGACAAGAAACTAGGTATTCTTTATCTTGATGATAAAGGGAGGCCTTATTATCTGTATAAGGGGTATATTGTGAGACGGGTTGCATATGTCCATGATGAGGCAGCTTATGAGTCTGAAGATCCTATAGCAGAAGAGGTTTCACAAATGCTTGCGACATCTATTACTGAAGCGTCAAAGTACCTGAAACTACGAGTGTTGTTAAAAGGGGAGGGTAAAGTTGGTAAAAACTGGAAAGAAACTCATTGATTCATTCCCCTGGGCGGGTATCTTAAAGTATGATGAGTCATCCTGTACAGGGTTGAGGTGGGTATCCGGGAGGCGCTCCGGGAAAGAGGCTGGAGGTCTTGATAGGGATATTCGGAGAGGTAAATACTCAAGATATCGTATAGTTAAATTCGGTCAACACTTTCTCGCTCATCGTATTATATGGTATCTCATCTATGGATCAATTGACTCACTAAAAGACATCGACCATATTGATGGGAATGCCTGTAACAATAAAATCGAGAACCTCAGACTTATTGATAAAGATCTTAATAGAAGAAATAGTGCTAAAAGATCCGATAATAAGTCAGGTAAAACAGGGGTGCGGTTAATGAAAGACGGTTCCTGGGAGTCATCTATAAAGTACAATCACGAAAAGTACAGAGCTAGTTTTACAGGAGATGATTCTTTTGAGCTTGCCTGCTCTTGGAGAGATTCAATGATCAAGAAACTAAATTCAGAGTTTTCTGCAGGGTTTACTGATCGACATGGTGTTGCATAAAAACAACTTGACAAGAGGGCCGAAGCCCTCTATCATCTTCTTAACTTATTTGAAAGGGCCTATGATTAAACTCTTTTACAAGGAACAAGAAGTTCCTGTGACTCTTTGGAAATTCCCTGGTGGTGAGATCGGGGTAAAGATTTCTGAGATTTTCCCCAACTTCTCCCTACAATGGATACAC